AGAAGTGTTTTAAAGGAAGGAGGACAAGTCGACTAGTATCATCATCTCCTCCCCTGGTATCTTTAGCGACACCAATCTTTTTTAGTTCCTTTATTTTCTTCTTTAATTCAGGAACTCTCATTATTATAACAGCTTTTGTTGAATCTTTATCTGCAAGGAAATGTGCCCACCAATCAGCTTTTGTAGTTGCTATTCCAGATAACTTGCCTCTGGATTCCCATTCAATAGCTATATTACCAGTAGATTGCCATTTACCTCGTTCTGTTTTTACTTCAACTAATTCTTTTCCTTCCATAATATCAGCAAATAATTGTTCTCTTATTTGACCATATTTTAAATCTATATCAAATTTAGAATCATTATTAAAAAGACCTTGTTCTTTTCTTACCATTTCAATATAATCTTCAGTACTCATTCCTTTAGGTCTATTATAAACTTCTATTTTTTTAGGATTATAAAATTTAGCAGGTTTTTCACATTTATAGCATAAATGCTCTTCTCCAAAAATTGGAGCACTATGACAGCATTCACTATGTAATTCTTTTTTTTGCCAAGCAGCCATGTTTTTCTCCAGTTTTTTTATTGAATAATTGCCATCCAAATTCAGTCTCTGCCCAATGAACATCTTTGTGTGTAGCTTTACAATATTTACATCCATATCTGGCTTTATATCCGAATTTTTTAGACCTCGTGTATTGCAAATGGCCTCCTTGTTGTTTGTGGGTCTGCTTTTCTTCTTTCTAGATGCGACATTTTAAAATATTCTTCTACATACCAGCATCCATTAGCAGCTTTTTTATAACCACTTTTATATGGTTCTTGAATAAATTCGTTGTATTTTTCTTTCATCATTGCCTCTCATTTGGTTGATTATAATTTAAAAGGGGATAGTCTGCAAACCACCCCCCTTATCCGACGATACTTCTCCTAAAAGGAGATTACCTAAATTTTGAGCAGACAGCTGTGCGGAATAATAGTTCTCTGACCAAGGAAAACTATAATTGCTATGTATGTCCATCAAGGTTGAAGCGTGTCTGCTCATAATATTAAACAACGAAAGGGAACAAGAGTTAACCTTGCTAGATTTACTTATCTCATTCCCTTTCATTCGTTTCCCTGGGCTATTCTGAAACAATACGCCAAACGCGTACTTGTTTACCAGCCCTTCCTCTTCCAACTATCGTTCTAGTACAAAATTGATATTCTTTATTTGTTAATTTCTGAGTTCTAGCAATTGCACTCCTGATATAAACACGTTCAGAATAAGCAGCTACAAAAGAATCTCCTATTTCCATCTCTAATAAAGGATATTTCATAGGCCTTGATGTTGCGGGTATAGGGATATTCTTCTCTATTTTATAGACAGTATGTGTTTTAACTGTCTTTACATCCTTATCTCCACTCATTAAAGCCTCAACTTGTTTTGCTGTATACTTTCTAGGTATAGTACTCCTAGCCATTTAAAACATCTCCTTTCCAGATAACTTCCGATATATATATGAGCTTACTTGCTCGGGTTGCAAATTTAACCAATCAACAACTACTTGATATTGAATAGAAGTTAAAGGCCCTTTTCTAGTATTACATCTCCTGCATACCATCTCTACATTTTTAAGAGTAGATGGACCACCACAAGAAAGAGGTACCACATGGTCACAGACCATATTAGCAACAGTAAGTATATTAGTACAGTACTTACAGGATGAGCCATAATTTGATAAGAACAGTTCTCTAATAGTCGCCAGAGAGATGTTAAATTCCACTTCATACTCTTTACTCCTTCTTTTAAGGGTAGAACGTAATGTAGAACTTTTTTTCATTAATCTATGGAAAACGCTTTGGGAATGTGTCCCATGATGTTTGCGTAATAACGGTAAAAATTTCTTTTCCCAATCTATAGTAGATTTGTGTTTAATTTTTTTCCGTTTATATCTTTTTCTCTCCATATGACTTCTCCTATGAGTAGGCTCCTATATTGTCTATTGATAATATTTGCTTACCCCATGATATTGAAAATGTAAATTCTAATTTTCCAAAACCAATTTGTATGCATTTGTAGAATTTAGATTCTAAATCCGTACCCAGCCATCCAAATTTAATTATAGAAAACAACGTTATTACAAACCCATTTTCTAGTTTAAGTAAGTCAAAGATATAACCTTTATTATTCATTTACCCTCCTAAGTCTAAAACTAGGACGCCATTCGAGCTGAGTATCAAATAATTCTCCATCAGTATTTTTGTACATACTAACATTCTTGACACAACTATCAGCTTGTCCATTGAGCCCCAGTACTTTTCTACTGGCGTTCTCTATAGCTCCTGACCCTTTACCAGCATATAAATCAAGAACTTCGTTCCTACTATAATCACGACTAACTTGAGAAATTTGAATGATTATTAAATCGAAATTTACAGCCATATTAGATAAACTATGAGATATATGTTTAATTTGTTCGTACTCTCCCTTAACATGTGGAGGAGTTTCAACAAGGTCAATATAATCTACGATTACCATGGCTGGATTTAATTCGCGTATTTTTTCTTTAATTTGCTCTATTGTAGGTGATATAGTCTGTATGGAAACATGACTCAATTCATCTTGATGCCTTTTAAAGATACCATCGTATCCTTCATTTACATCTTCTTTTTTACAGCCTGATACTATTTGCATATGTCTTCTATGCATATACCACGCTGATAATTCAAGAGATATAAATAGCGTTGGAATCTGCCACTCTTTGACTATTTTATCATTTACGAAATCAACACCTAATGCAAGATTTTGTGCTAATGTCGTCTTATTTGAACCAGTTGGCCCAAAGATTGTTACTAATTCACCAGGAAAGATTGTAGCATCTATTTCTTTAGGTAATCCTAACATTTTAGATAGATTTACAGTTCTTCCTTTAAAATCTGTAGTCATTCTATTATGAAATTCATCTTGAAGACTTTCTGCTGATAATATATCTATAAGATAATCTTTTCTTTTAAAGAACATACATCTAGTCTGACAGTATTCTTTCATATACTTGTCCTGACAAGAATATTGATATCCTTTATTATATGTTTGTTCTATCTTATTCATTAATACATTATCGTCAAGATTGTTATTGTTCCAATGACGTAATGAAATCTTAGCAAATTCACTTGGTATACCATGTCTCCTGAAATGACTAGCTATTCTCATAGTAATGTTATTTCTAGAGCCTTTTTGGGGTCCTATAGCTAACATTCTTTGTACACAAGGTACAACCTTAGTATTTTCAGTAACTGGCCTTAATTCAGTAACTTTGGGCGCTTCTTTAATTACAAACTCTTCTAGCTCTCCTTCACCTATTAAAGAATGATAAGCAAATTCTAATCTTGGACTTTTTGCAATGTCAAGTATCTCACTTGCCTTTAATGTTTCTAATTCGTTAATAGTTAATGGTACTTTATATAATCCCGTTTTTAAATTTATGGTATGAGGAACTCTATATATTGCTGAACGAATATATACCATGTCATCAATACCTGGCAGTAACTCTGTCATAGTTCTACGTACTATATAAGGTAATTCTGGAGTTGCTTCAAAGTTAAATACACTATTTGGAATTATTAGATGATAGCCGCTACCACTAAAGAAGGGTTGAATTGATTTTTGAGGTAATAAACCCCTATCTCCCAATTCAAATACACACGCTAGTGTTTGACGTAATGTTTCTTCATTAGAACTATCACCTTTATCTATATCAATCACAACCTTATCAATCCACCGAGTACCGTAGTAATCTCCTACGGACCCGGCTTCTTCAATTTGGCTTTTCCCTACATCGTCATATAAATATATAGAACGATACAAAGGTTCTTCAGGATTGATATAAGACGATAGCTCCGTTTTAGGAATCACAAATCCGCGATTCCGTGGTTCTTTTTTAGCTATCTCTACGTAATTCACAGAACATCTTCTACTGCAGTTGGTAGTACTGCATCTGTTCTAGGTTTTACAGGAACATTTGTTGCTTCTTTTAAATATCCATTAGTTTTCATCCATTTAACATGACTAGCAAGGTCAACCTTACCAGTACTATTATTAGGAAATAAGCGATAATGAACTGTATTATAAGCTTTCCCTGTTTTCTTGTTTTCTTCTTTATAAACATAACCTACGAAATCATGATTATCAGTAGCTCCAGGCAATCCACCTTCTGTATGATTATCATTAAGATATTTAGCTATATCTTTTATAGGCTCACCATCTGCAGCTTCCCATTGTCCTTTAATATTAACACCAGCATTACATCCAATGTCACCAAAGAATTTATACATACGATTCAATACTGAACCTCCTGTAATATTTCCTTTAGCATCTTTATCAAATGAACCTCTTATTTTGATTTCACGATTATATTCACTATCTTTAATACCTACTTCAGCAACAATAAATATATCAGCCCAATCAAAATCAGCTGATTTGTCTGCAAATGAAACAATACCCATTTCACATACACCCATAAATTTATTGCCACCTCCGCCACTACTACTACCTTTAGGCTTAAATAATGCCATTATTTACTCTCCTTTTTATAGATTTTCTTCCAATCAAAAGGGAATACCTTTCCCTTAAGATGTTCACAACGACTACCTGCTTCTAATGCTACGCCTGATTGAAATGATACCATTAATTCATCTTCATCGCCTCTAAACATATAGCCAATAGCATCAGATTGAGCCATTAACTGGTTTTTAAGCTTGCCTGATAAATCTAATGATTCAGGTTCTACGGCTGTAGAATTATCAACAGCGGCTGCTGTTTTACGATGTCCAACTATAATAGTCTTTGGACATAGACTCTGAAGTTTCTTTATATTATTCATCACTCTTTCACGAATCATACCGAAACCTTTACCATAAGGTAAGTCAGCGATATCATCTACCCCTGTTTCCTTAATTACATCTTTTGCTGTCCATTCGACTAGCTTGTCGATTGTATCTAAAGCAAAGATTTCGTATTCATGACCTTCTGATGCTTCTTTATAAAACTCCAGGAGTTCCTCTTTACTGTTAACTCCATGAAAATAGCCTTCAAGCATATGGGACCCAGATTCGGTGTCAATAACTAAACAGTTGTTTAGTTTACTTAACATAGTAGTTTTACCGACCTTAGGAGCCCCATATAGCAATAGGATTTTTGGATTAACAGAAACAGGTTTGCGTTTGGCTTTTTTCAATGCCATAAACACCTCCTATTTTGTCATTATCAATGGTTATAATATACGTTAATTAGCTAGTATAACCAAGTGATAATCCTGTGAAAGTGAAGAGAAATTTCTCAGGACATTCCTCTTCTGTTAGTAATCGTTTTACGGCATTGGAGATAAATGCTCCAGCCATATTAGAACAGTAGGATGTCGCCTTGGCGTTACATGGGTCCTCCGATGCATCTGCGTCACTATACCAAGTATCTTTATATTTCTTAAGAGTTGGTTGAGTTAGCACATACTGTTGGTACTCCTCCGCCCCCATTCTGCCATCGATTATAGCGAATGGTCTGTTACGCTGAGTTAGCGCTGCAGTCGCGGCCTCAAGGCGACTGTCCATACTGTCAAAACCCAGAATCACGATATCGTCTTCGCTGAGAGGCTTGACGAATGCCGAGAACCGCCCTGGTTCTATGGAAACATCGCTATCTGGATTAATCATTTTAAGGTGTCTTTTTAAGGCTTCTACCTTGTTTTTACCTATATCTTTCCATATATAATGAGATACACCAATATTTTGTATCTCCACTTTATCAAGGTCATATAAAACAAATTTATCTGCACCCATACGACAAAGCTGTGTAGATGCAGAGCTACCTATAGCCCCGCATCCTAATATATGAAATATTTTATTATCAAAGTCTTCGATTAGACCTCTACTTCGTTCATTAATTTGCAACTTCACCCTCCTTTTTGTTAATATTTTCAAGAAAATCTTCAGGCCAATAATGATATACAACTCTTTCAAGCTCTGCTTTATTCATATGCTTCATTTTAAGGTTGTATCTTTTAATACTTTTATTAACAGTTCGTTTCATTTCTAAATACTGTTCATAAGTACAATCATCTTCTAGCAGCTTATCTTGAAAGTCTTCTATTAAATCATTAACTGGTTTAACTTTATCTTCAGGAATACTATCAAGGCTAACTTTAGATTTCTTTTCATTAGTCAAGCTATAATTATATCCCATATTATAATCATCAACTACTTTCTGGTCCTGTTCTGTCCATAAAGAACTTTGATTTCCGTGTATACTTGCTTGATTATAATGATTTACTGTATTAATAGAAGGTTGGCATAGTTCTTTAACTAATGAATCTATTCCACTATTTCTTTCAGATTCTTC